CAAACACTGACCACGTCTGTTCCAGAGTTGGAACGCGTAAACTGCGCCGAGAACTGAATGTTGTATACGCCGGGATACACAACGGTAATGCGTGAATTACTAACAATAGAAACACCGTTTGATATGGCGGAATCGGTGCTGTTTAATGTGACTTTGTATGCGGTGTTAGCTACTGCTGCGTTTTGAGTCGTCGTGTCGTAGAACGAGCCACAGACCGTGCGCAAAAACCGACCGCCAGTGTTGGTCAGCAAGCTCTGCGTCAGATTGTCAATCTGGTTGAAGTATTGGCGCAAGATACCGTTTAACGCGTCGATGTATCGGGCATCATATTCCACAGGCGCGGCTGGTAGCCGTGGATTTGCCGACGGTTTTAACTGTGTGGATGCTACGGTAGGTAGGGTCATCGACGGCCATCCGGTCTGACATCAATGCGTGGTGCGCCAAGTTGCCACTGCACACCAAGGTCGTTGGAAGAAACTTTAAAAGCCATTTGGCGACCGCGAATCCGAACATAGACTTGTTCTGTAAACTGTTGCACGTTATATGTGCGCTGGCCTACATAGTTCTGTGTGCTGGTTACAGTTGGGTTGTCTGACGAACCGTAATTTGAACCGGGGTTCTGGCGAGGGCGCACAGTAAAGTCCGCCGAGGGTTGGTTTACGTAAGAGCCGTCAAACGTTAGGTCAGGAATTAAACGCCAAACAAAACCAAAGTTGTGGCCATCACCAATGTCAAAGTCTGAAGACTGCACCCAAGACTCAATAGCCACGGGTGTTCCAGTTTCGTTGTTGTCCACCCCAGTTTCATGATAGACGACAGTGGCGTTTGATCCGTTGGCAATAGCAGCCGTAGGTTCTGCACGAAGCGGGCTATCCAACCAAGCTGTGCGGGGGCGCACAGTTGCGCCGTCCAAAGTACCGTAGTACCAAGTGCGCTCAAGGTGGTTATAAATTACGTACTTATCAACGGTCGTGCTGTTCAGCGAGCAATAGAACCACCAGATTTCGTTGAAACCTTCATTGGTGCCAGCAAAGAACTGAAAGGTCTGCGTCATGTTGATGTCGTTATAAATGTACGAACGCAAGGCGCATGGCAGTGTTTCAACACGGCCTGAGTACATGTAAAACTTATCCGCACCCATCCAGTAGGTCACGTTGTTCACAGTAGCCATAGCGTTTGGCCCCATGATGGAAATGTTGTCACCCAAGAGTTGCGTACTCCATACGTACGGCGCACCGAGATATTGCAACGAATAGATGGCAGCGTCAGTCAGCACCACAATCTCTTGACGAGTCTGAATGGCAGCAACAATAGTAGAACCGTGGCTAAGGCGAATACCGCCCGCTTGGTTTGTGATGGAGGGCAACCAAGTACCAAATGTGTTTTGATCTGTCCAACGAATCTGCATTGGGTCTTGCACGGTCGTAGCGTACACACCGGTTGGGTCATTGCAGCCAAACGCAAACACAAAACGTGAAGCATCCGACACCATGACAAAGTTGGCCACAGATGGACATGTCGCATCAGGCGTAACGGTTCCAGATTTTGTTACTACGTTTGTGCTGGCTTTAATGATCTGACCACGGTCGTACACGTTTGGGTTGGAGTTGTTGGCCCAGTAGTACATAGCGCCGCCACGGGGGTTGAAGATCAAATCTTCGCCGTAGTTTGATTGGCTCCACAGACGCAACTGAATACCCACACCAGTAGCGGCGGGAGAACCCCAACCAGTAGATGAAGCACCAGTAGTTACACCCCCAAAACCACCAGCGCCCCAGCCAGTACCAAATGTAAAAGTCGCTGAGCCCGTTGTGATTTGATAGTTGCCTACGGTTGCGCTGCCTCCGTTACCAGAATCACTACCGTTTGCGTTGACAGAGGCTGTGATGGTGTACGTGTTAGCAGACACGTAAGTAACTTGATATTCTTTATTTAAAACCGCTGCCGTGATGTTGCCGCCCAAGGAAACTGCACCACTAAAAATAACAAAGTCGCCAGTTTGCGCACCGTGTGCGGCGCTAGTTACCGTGATTGTTGGTGAACCGTTTGTGGCCGCAAAAGTTACTGCACCTGCGGATGTAGTGGCACGAATGGGCGTGATGTCGTTAAACGAGCCACCTACTGAGTTTTGAATGTAGTATTTTAGGTTCGTGCCTGCCGACAACAGGTTGTAACCTGTTAAGTTCAACCAGTTCCATAAAGCACGACAAACACCCCAAAAAGCCCCAGACGAAGGTGTTGCGGGGGTAGTTGTGCCACTTGCAGCAAAGGTGCTTACGGGCGTTGTGGAGTAGTAAACGCCGGTATCTCGTTGCCAGCCACCAATTTTTTCTGGATAACCAGAACGCCACCGAGCCTTTTCGGATTCAAACCAACCGCCCTCGTTTGACAGTGTTGTGCCTTCGCGGTTAACACCGGGGCGGAATTGGAGTTTTTGTAATGGCATTGCAGTCCTTACGACAGGAACATGGCGCGTTCGTCGATGCGACGGTTTTGCAGCCCTTTGAGTATTTTGCCACCAGCCATGCAGTACTTCAAGAGTTCTTCCGCAGCGCCTGCCATGTCTCCACGCAAAACCTTCTGACGGAGGGTGCTGCGCTGAAGTGTTCCCAAACCGACATTAAAGCTGAAGCTGACAAGAGCATCAAATTGACCTTGTGTAAGGGCAACGTTGCAATACTGGGCCACACCTCGTTCAAAACGGGCCAAATCTGATTTAAGGATAGCATCCACTTCCTCCATCGAAAACGCACGGAAATCTTCTGGTCGCAACGGCACGGCGTCACGATCTTCCAGTTTTAGCTTACCTTGCTCTGGGTACAGCACATGGCCCACACCCACCGTCCATAGGCGAGCGGGGCATCGGTACGGCTTTTGCCGTACGCCCTCATGGTGTTTGATGACCTCAATGGCCTTGGAGCTGACGTTCATTAGCTCTTACCAAACGCACGACCACCAAAGTGGAATGTGATGATGGCTGCAAACATGATGCGTGTGTCTTCGTCCCAAAGCTGGTTGGCCATGTCATTGAAGTCAGCGCCGTGAATCATGCCGTGAGCAAAGATGCCAATGTCCAGCAGCACCAACAAGGCGTAGAAACCAACCGTCAGGATGGAACGGGTAGCGGCACGGAGGTCAACCACCCACTGAGAAGCACCTTGACCAATCGCGATGTCATGGGCATACAAGGCTTGCATCTCTGCCTGCTGTGCGCCAATAACGGCCTGTGTGGTCTGAGCGTTGGTCTCGATTTCAAGTTGCTTGGTGTGGATGTCTTCGATACGCTCTTGCGACTCAAAACCAAGTTGACGTAGTTGCAGTTCTTTTTCGATCTGCATTTGAGCCAGCGCCAGTTCGTGCTTCTTGTCATTCTTGTCTTGGAAGAACTCTAGAATTTTTGGTGTTCCGCTCATTAAGAACGAAATCAGTGTGGATAGTAAAGTAAGCATCAGTCGTCCTTTTCAGGTTTAGGTTCAAGTTTGGCGCTTCGCTTCTTTTCCAGTTGCTCAGCACGTTGCAAAATTACTTCAGCTTTTGTAAGCTGCTTGTTTACGTGGATTATGGCAAAGGACAGCCCCATCAGGCAAAAGATGATTAGCGTGACGATGGCTACCCAAAACCAAAACTCCTTCATAGAGTGAAATACATTCCAATCAGTTGCAGTAACCCCATTGCTACTGCCACCGCGTAGGTCAGTTTGGCTACCAGAATTTCGTTGCGGTGCTCGAGTCGCCATCTGTTATCCCGTTGTTTTTTGGCTTTCAACTCACGAGCAACTTCCTGCTCTTCCAAAATCTCATCGTACTTGTGCAAGAACTCCTTGTACAAAGAACCCAAGCCCAAAGACTCTGGCGTACCGTAAATCATGGACTGCTTTAACTGATCCGACAGTTTGTTCATTTGCCACTCCATTTCAATACGATCAATCGCACTATCGGCAACGCGCTCGGTGGTGAGCGCTTCTTCTTCAAGTTCCCGGCAGTGTGCTTTGAGCTGGCGCATAGCCTCAAAGTAAACTTTTAAATTTTCACAGATGTCATGTACGGTTCGCGCCTGAAACTCCTCGTAACTTACTTCTGCTTGCTTTCGCTTTGCTTTTGCTTTAGGTGGGCTGACAATTGCTGGTGTGCTTCGTTGTACTTCCGCAGGTTCGGCAGGCTTAGCGCTTCCATCAAGTTTAGTAACCGAGCCCAGTAGACCGAGTGCCCATTCTTTGAGCCCGATGATGGTTTCCCAGAGTCCAAGGGCTGCGTCTTTGGCTTCGTTGAGCTGGCCCACCACGCCTTCAACCTCAGACTTTGCATCGTCAATGAAAGCCTTGCCTTCTGACAGCATTTGGCAACCGGCACGAATAGCGCCGACTGCACTTTGCGCCATGAGGAGAAGACTGATTGGGTCCACATCAGTTTGCCCCAAACTTAATTAAGCCGCTATCCCAGTCATTTGCTGGAACATGTGCGCCAAACATCCACAGGATGCGAGGAGTATCGCCTTCGACTGGCGTTACAAAATGCAAATACTCTGAAGCAAGGTAACAGTGCAATTCACCAGCTTCAAGGTCTAGGGCTTGCCCGGCAACATACAAAAGCCCCCCAGCTTTTGGGGCACGAGTCATTACATTACAACGTAATGTGGCAATGCCGTCTTGATCTGTGGGGTCACGGTGGGCGTAAACATCCCCGCCGTTAAATGTGCAAGACACCACAACACCGTCACGCCCGTGGCCTTCAATCAAGCCGTAAGAAGCAACACCACAAAAAGCACGAATTTTGTCGGATATGTCACGCACAAGTTGCGGGTATTTATACCGTTCTCCATACATACGCGAAGTAACTCTATTAACTTGCCCAATAATGCCTTTATGAAACCCTAAGTCAAGCCACTTATTTTGAACGCCCAAATCCACCCAAGCGTTAAGCGCATCACACTCTGCTCGGGTTAAAAAGTTTTTGTGGCGTTCAATTCTCATACTACAGCGGTCGTGTAAATTTTTGCGGATTTACTCCGGCAGGTACGACGGATGGGTCAAGTATGTCTTCTTCCCGTTCACCTGTGCGCAACGCATGGACGCAATAAGCAATCGTGTCATCTTCAAGCGCAGTCAAATAATGTGACTTACCTGCAATGATGTAAATCATATGCGGCGCTTTGAAGGTTGTTTTTTGGCCTTCAACGTCCACTTCAACGCTACCTTTTGCTAACAATGTCATGTGATCAAAGTTGTGTGTATGACCTTCATTTTGATCGCCAGTCTTTACAAAGTGCATCTGGCGAAGCCAGAGGTTACTTACACAAGCCATATTTGTTACAGGAGCTTCCATTATTTACCTTATAGAGTTGTTGTTGGTATGACCCCGGCGTTGGCAAAACTTTCAAAATGACGCAAACGTCTTTCGGCTTCAGCCTTAATTTGGTCAGGGGACAGTCTTTCTTCGCCAGTCGGTGAATACCATTTTTCACTGCCGTCTTCAAGCGTCTCAACAAACGTGAAAGGTCCGCCATTTGTGTAGTGGTTGATGTAAGTGTCAACCGCCATCTGTGCAATTTGTGCAACCAGCTCGTCACGAGTATCGACAATAGCTGTCTCACCGTTCAAAGGGTTGATGTAAGCGAATCGTACTGTCATGACACTGCTCCATATGTTGTTCCTGAACCATTGCGTGTTACCGAAAAACCATTAAGTGCGATGGCTTTTCCGCCTACACCACCAGCGCCACCTTGGGCAGAACCTCCAGAAGCTCCCCAACCGCCACCACCAGCGGCAAGTTGAGCACCGGTACTGACGCTAGTGCCAGTATTATTAGCAGAACCTCCAGCGCCACCACCGCCGGCCCCATAACAACCTCCACCACCACCAGCTCCACCACCAAAACCTCCACCACCCGCAGGATTTCCGCCGCCGCCAGAGCCGGGCAAGATGCGTCCGCCACCACCACCACTCGCAAAGTAAGATTTAGCACTGCCACTTTGACCACCGGCGCTTCCACTTGCGCCCGGTCCACCACCAGCACCACCACCAGCAAGATTTCCGCCAGCACCACCACCAGCACCGCCGCCGCCGCCGCAATGGCCGGGGTCAAGCCCTGTATAGAATCCAGCCCCTCCTCCACCACCGCCAGCAACATACCCATTATTTGTGATTGTTGTACCACTTAACCCAAGAGAAATGGCGGGTCCGCCCGCACTGGCCGAACCACCTGCGGCACCGCCTCCGCCCATACCCATGATGTAGCCGTTGTTAACAAGAGTAAGTCCGTTGGGCCAAGAACCGTCAATAGTAAGACCCGGTGTTCCTGTGCTAGTAGAGTAAACGTAAACACCTGCGCTGATTGTCGCGGTTACAACTGAGCTACCACCCCAGCCTGCTGCAATTGCAAGTGTGCGCAAATTAGCATTGGTGGTGTTAGACGAAATGGTAAACGCAAAAGAATTTGACTTGCCGCTCAAGTCTGTAACAGCGATTGTTGCAGGGGATGCGCCCACACCGGCCAAGGTACGAACTGCGGAGTCGTTTAAAGAAACGG